TGAAGAACAGCTTTCAGTCTGTTGTTTTCATCAAGAAACCGCTGAGCAGCAGCAAGCGCTTCCTGCTGTTCACGTAGTGCAGCTTCTTTGGCTCGACGTTCATCGTGCCAAGCTTTCTTGTACTGCGTAAACTTCTGCTTTACGTTCTTGGAATACTCGGCTGACTCGTCAGCTTTCTCAAGATCGTCTTTGATATCTTCTGGAAGAGGATTTACGTTACGGTCTTCTGGAGGGGCATCATCAACGATGTCTATCGTAACATCATCGTCCTCTACAGATACCTCAACTTTATCTTCAATCTCGTCAGGAAACTTGTAGTCGTCACCAAATTTAGACATGGCTATTCCTTATTTACGTTTAATGCCGCGAGGATCGTCAACCGTCCCCTCAACATTATCGTCGTTGATGATTCGGAATTCCTTCCCGTGAATCACCAAACGTGTACCCGCATTTGGGCGGATTAGAATGAAATCACCCGGCTTACACCAAGCACCTGTCGGAAACCGTTTTGGGTCGTTGTAGCAGTCTGGTCCCATAGCCACCACAAATAAAACAGTAGTCAGCAGTTCATCGTATCGAATAGTTTCATCAGCTTTGATGATGCCACTTTCAAATTCTTTCTCTGACTCAGGAATGGCACAAAGGATTTTGTAACCACTAGGTTTGGGCAATTGTGTTGCCTTGTCATCATTCATCAAATTCTTCCATTTCGTGCGTCAGGTCTTGCATGAAGGATTTAGCAGTGAGGAGACCTGTAATTTCCCCACATATCCCTGTGTACTCGTTGTAATCCCTAGCTGCTCTTGCGCCTAGAGACTCTTCAAGATGTTTGACTTTATCGTCAATTCGTTTAGCCAAAATAGTCATCGCCTTGTGAAGCTCATAACTCATTTCTCAGCCTTTGGTTTTTGTTCAGCTTGTTTAGCCTGATGTGCGCGCTCTTCTTGAGCACTTGTGTACTCATGCGCGCGTTTCTCACGGTCAGTCTCTCGCTGATGATGTAACTGTTCACGGTGCTTCATAAGGTCAACACCTGCTGAGTGACCCATCTGCTCCTGTTGTGTATCTCGTTGGTTCTGTTCGCTGAGCATTTTAAGTGCAGCTTTGGCTCCATCAGCCTCGTGCTGCATGTCGATCTTCTGCTGCTCAAGTGCGTGTTGGGCTGTCAACCGCTGAACCTCAACCTGAAGCTGAGCCATTTTCGCCTGAAGATCGTCGTTGTCCTTCTTGGCTTTCCGCTGCAAGTCCTGCGCCTTGATGTCAAGCTCCTGCTTCTGGAGCATGATGAGCGGATCTTGCGCCATGTCTTGATTCTTCTTCTGCTGAGCCTGCTGCTGATTCTGCTGCAACATTTGCTGCGCTGCCATTGCCGCTTTCTGAGAGACCTGAACCTCCATCTCTGGAGACATCATTACTTCATCCTGATCATCTTCATACGCGGGCAACGTCATACCCATACGTTGTTCAAGCTCTTTGCGGTATTCCATACCCAGATGCTCCGCAATATGTGCGGACATTGCAGCAGATACTTTCTGAGCAAGCTGCTGGTCTTTACCAATCAACTCCATAATGTGCGGGTCCTGCACCGCTGCCATGTGGACAGCGATATGGGCTTTATGATCCTGATATATAAATGCTTTGACCGGCTTATTCTTGAGGATGTTCTGGTTCTCCGTAACCGGATCACGAGGCTTCATCTCATCTTCAATCGGGACTAATTTTTGGTAATTCTTGATCCCCAACACCTCTAACATCTGCCGGTGTAACAATGGCAAGTCGTATAACTGAGGTGCTCCCTGAGCAAGCTGTAGAGCAGCCTGATACTGAACAACCTTCTGAGCCATTGTTGCCGCGTTCGGGTCCGATACGGGGATAACCTCCACCATATCGTAGTCAGACTGCTTGGCTTTACGGTCACCTTCTGATGGCTCGTAGCTATACTCCTCTGGCGTATAGTCGCGGATGATGTCTTTGAGGAGTTTAAACTCCTGCTTCATCGCGTAGTGAATCCGTGCCTGAACCGCACTCATCATCTTTAGAGTGCGCTCTAAGATAGCAAGAGTTGTACCAACTGGGGCTTGAGCGGACATGTCCGAAGTCTCAAGCTGAGCCGAACCCGCAAATCTGCGGCCCTCTTCAATAATCTGCTCTAACAACGCCATCAAAGTCTGACTCGGCTCCTTATATGGGAGCGTCATCAGATTATCTTTGATCGTGCCACTAGGTACGTCTACATCGCGGAATTCCCCCGGAGAGATAGGGGTATCGTCACCTTTGGTACGGAGTCCTCGTGTTTTAAAACCACCCGGAAGGTTAGCAAGTGTACCAGCGTCCACAAGCTGGCGAAGAATACTAGTGCCAGACTTAGCATAAGCGCCAATAAGATGTATAAGTCCAAAGGCGTAGAACCCAAAACCCGGAATATACGGGTAATGAACGAAGTGAGCACGTTTTTGATACGTTTCATCGTCAGGATTCCAATTCCTTCGGATCGCCAAAATATTGTTAGTACTTTTTTCTATAGTAACAATATACGGTAGTGCAATCCCCGTTTCTTCTTTGCCATCTTTATGCTCATACCCCGGCAAGTCAAGCTCAACCTGCATCTCCAATAGTTTGAACCGGTTATCTTCAGACGCCCGAAACCCGAGCTTCTCAGCAATCTTCTTCTCTACCTCGTCCATAACGCGGGCAGGTTCACCCAAGTCAATGTCCCGATAAAACCCCTCGTGCTGGAGCCGCCGCACATCGTTAGTAGTTTTACGCATCACGTGAGTTACACGTTCCGCAGACTCCAGACTTGATGCACCATATGGGACCACAACATCTTCAGCGGGGACGTACATCGCCACTTGTCGACCCAAAGATGGGTCATAATATACTTTCTTGAAGGCGTTGCCAGCTAGACCTAAGCCCCACAACATCCGTTCATGTTCTGGACGATACTCTTTCATAACGTCCGTTAGCTGGTAGTTCATGTCATCACGAACTCGTTCAGCGGCTTTCTTTTTCTCAGGCGTTTCTTTACCGATGATCTGAGTTTTAACCGGCCCCATAGCCGGGAATGTCTCCATCATGGTTTCAGCTTGAAACTTGACCACGGCTTCTGCAAGCAGTGGGTGATATACGCCGCACGCTCCGGGCCAAGGCTCCATGCGCTCTTCGATCTTCAAACCAAGCAACTCAAGACCATCTACGTATGTCTGAATCCAATCTTTACGGCTTGATACGTCGGTGTCATAGTCGCCCGTTAGCTCCCCCGCAAGCATAGCGAGGTCGGCTTCATCCATGTCTTCAGCCAAATTTTTGCTAAAATCGTCTTCGTCTACTTCCTTCTCCATCACGATTTCAGTATTACCAACTCTGATATTTACTGACTCGGGATCTTCAATCTGAATCTCGATAGGCTCTTCATCCCCAGTTAATTGCCCTATGCCTTGGGGAGCTTGATATAACGCCTTGTCGATAGCCATGCTGTATCCTTAGTAATACGCGGCGCGTTTGCGTGTTTTGAAGAAGCTAAACATTTCATCTGGCTCGTCTGACGGCAAACGCAAGAATCCGCCTTGCCTGAATCTTAACAGCGCAAGGGTAGTGGAGTCCACCAAGTCATCATTAGCGCCACTAGGAAAGTCGTTGCACTCTTCAATAACTTCTTTGGCCCACCTGCGATCAGGGGCGTAAACAATCCCTGATGCAAACAGATCGCTTACTGCATTTACCCTTGCTATCTTATCTTGCCCTTTGCCCGGAGTAAACTCCTGACATGGAATGCCCATCCGCCTGAACTCCTGATACAACGGAGCGCCGTTGGACTTTTTCTCCACCATAAACGCATCAGGCTCCCAATCTTTGTACTCTTCAAGCACCATCTTCTTTAGATCGGGGTACTCCATCCGTTTTTTGATGGAATTAAGCAAAATAATGGCGTGATTGTTGGTTTCTTCGTTAAAAAAGACGCCCCAAGTCGTTAACGCGTTGTAGTCAGACCTATTATTGGTCTCTTGCGCGGCATCCAGACTCATAATTATAAAGTCACATGACGGTGGGTCTTCTCTATCCCAGATTTTCCACCACTCTCTCTTAATTAGCGCCCCCTCTTCAGAAGTGGGGTTCTGCATGTACTGGGCGTTCCAATACCGCACATCAAGAGCAGCTTTTTTAGCTAAAAGTTCTTCAACCGGCCAAAACTCAGGCCATAACGCCTCATCATTGTCTTTGATTGCTGGGAATTCAACCACTTCCCATTTATCTACGCCCTCTTCACGATTCATCTGCGACACAATCTGACCAGTCAGGTCCAATTTAGACCATCTGGTCATCACAACAATGATTGCACCACCCGGCATAAGCCGCTGAAGAGGCCCAGACTGGAACCACTCCCAAGCAGGTAGAAAAACGTCGGGTCGTCCGGTTTTGGCCTCTTGTTCAGAATGTGGATCGTCAATAATGAACAAATCAGCGCCCCTACCAGCGAGAGCACCTCCAACACCAATAGCAAAGTATTCACCATTGAAGTTCGTACCCCATCTTGAGGCCGATTTAGAGTCAGCCTGTAGTTCTATCTGAGGAAAAATATCCCGATAGTTCTCTGACCCCACTAAGTTACGCACCCTTCGACCGAAGTTCACCGCCAAATCAGCAGTGTGTGAGGACATGATGATCTTTTTCTCTGGGTGTTTCCCCAGAAACCATGCTGGTGCAAGGTAGGATATGAGTTCCGACTTACCATGTCGCGGCGCAATGTTAACTATTACGCGTTTTTTTAACCCTTTGGCTATATCTTCAAAGATTTGAGCCAATTTTAGGTGGTGTGGGCCTACTTTATAGCCCGGATAGACATGTTTTACAAAATCTAAGAACGAATTCTTTGCAAGATCTTGCGTCAGGCCCGCTTCGTAGGTCTTGATTAACTCTAAAGTGCGCCTTTTCTGCTTCTCCGGCATCGTCGGAAGAGCCTGCCGCAACAAAAATAGCTTTTCAGGAGTTAGTTGCATCGCCCTGCACTATTTCTCTGGCTTCTACATCAATTACTTTGGACTCCAAACTTTCTAAAGTAAGCAAAAGTTCCTTCTCAACCTCTTCCATAGTCTGCACTTTGACTGTCATCTCGCTGCGTTTCTTAAACGCATCAACACCATCGACTTCCCCTAGCTTAGATAGGGCAGAAATCCGATTTTTAGAGTCCTTGGCGTTCTCGACCTCCATCACCAGCTTATTGACCACGTACATCTTCAGGTCTGATAGCTCATCAACAATAGATACGTTCATCTGAGCGACCATCCCTGCAAGGTATGCAAGGGTCTCATTTGGATACCGCCCAAATTCTGGGCGATGTTGGGGGTCAGTCATCATCATACGAGCTAAATCGTTGGCCTGATCTACGTTGTCTTGCGTAGGCGTAAGCACCTGCCCCGTCAAGTCAGCCATTAGCTTCACAACATTCGCACGCATGTTCAGTTCCTGAGTGGCAGTCAACTCAGGAAAAGCTTCTCGCGCGCTATCTGGAAGAGGAATGTTTTCTTCGATGGGAGGAACAATCGTAGTCATGAGGGTTAATGTATCACAAAAATATATTTATGCAAGGGCTAGGGGAGGTTTGGGTCCCATAAGGGGGTCTTTTTTGTGGAGCAGGGGGTGGGGGTGGGGCGGAA